ATGCTTTTGAAAAAAGAGCAGACAGCATTTTGCCGTCGGTTCCCCAGCTTTACAAACAGAAGAACGATATTACAGCCGAATCAAACGGCAATTTTAAAATATAACGGAGGATTAAATAATGAATGTAAATTTTAACGGTTATGACGAAAATGTGCTTACTTTTGAGGCAGGCACCAATCTTAAAACAGCGGGTGTTCCTGTAAAAATGACTGATGACGGCAAGGTAACGGCTTGCACAAGCGGAGAAGTATTCTGCGGTATTTGTCTTTCATTGAGAGGCGGTTATGCAACGGTTCAGCTTAAGGGCTATGTTACAATGCCCGCCAAATCAAAAATCACAGTGGGTTACAAGAAGCTTGCTGCGGGCGAGGGTTCTGCAGTGGCATCATCAACAACAGGCAGAGAGTATCTTGTGTTAAATTCAACAGCCGACTCGGTTGGCTTTATTCTTTAAGGAGGTAAAAATTATGGCAAATTTTGAAAATATTACAATTGAAAAGGGAATGTATCAGCAGAAGGGCAAGACACTTACAGATGTACTTGAAACTCTTGACCCGTCGGAAAACTATAAGGGTACGGCGCTTTCAAATCTTGACGCTTTTTCAAGACAGCTCAAGCGTTTTGACATTAAGGTGAACGGCAGCGGCAGTGACTGCGTGGAAAAATTCTTCCAATCCTCGGACTCGGCGGCACTTTTCCCCGAATATGTCAGCCGTGCGGTAAGACAGGGTATGGAGAGAGCGGATATTCTCCCGCAGATTGTGGCTACCGTTACAAATATTGACGGTATGGGTTACAGAAGCATTGAGTCCGATATGACAGACGATGACAAGACTTTAAAGCCTGTGGGCGAGGGCGCTGTAATTCCGCAGACAAAAATCAAGACAAGAGAAAACCTCGTAAAACTTCACAAGCGTGGCAGAATGCTTGTGGCATCATATGAGGCGGTAAGATTTCAGCGTATTGATTTGTTTACGGTTACATTAAGACGAATCGGCGAGTACATTGCAAGGGCACAGCTTAAAGACGCTATTGATGTGCTTGTAAACGGTGACGGCAACGCAAATCCTGCGGCAAATGTTGATGTTGCGGCGAGCGGTTCAATTACTTATGCCGACCTTTTAAAACTTTGGTCACAGCTTTCACCGTATGAACTCAATACAATTATTGCACCGACAGACGCTATGCAGAAGTTGCTTTCTATGAGCGAGATGCAGGATGCAAACGCAGGTCTTGATTTTCAGGCAAGCGGCAGAATGATTACACCGCTCGGAGCATCTCTCCTTCATGCTCCGGAAATGACAGGCAGCAAGATTATCGGTTTTGACAAGAACTGCGCACTCGAAATGGTACAGGCAGGCAATGTAAATACCGATTATGACAAACTTATTGACCGTCAGCTTGAAAGAGCGGCAATCACCTGTACCGCAGGTTTTTCAAAGATTTTTGCGGATTCCGTAAAGACTTTGTCTTACTGATGAGGTGAAGTTTTGAATACGGGCAACATTGTTGAAAAATTTGAACTGCTTTCCGGTATTGAGAGCAGTGAGTCGATTAAGTGGCGTAGTGTTGTGGACGATGCCTGTGCCTATGTGTATTCAAGAATTGCCGACAAACCGCTTTCCGCAAGCGATGAACGCAGGATTGAGTTTTTATGTGCCGTTTATGCGTACAAACTTTATGTTATGTGCGGTAAAAGCGAAGTTTTTTCATTTAAGGCGGGAGATGTTACCGTAACAGCTCCTGCCGATGAGGGCGACAAAGCCGAAAAGCTCTGGCAGGACCAGCTTGCAAAATGTTCTGATTTAATTAAGAAAGAGGGATTTTTGTTCGGGAGAGTGGTAACTTGAAAATCTACGGCACCGTAGGCAAACTTATTGACAGATACGGCACGGAAGTTACGGTCGATAACGAAAAGGCAAAGGCTTTTATTCAGCCGATAAGGTATAACAGCAGATATTACGGTACAACAAAACGCAAAGTGTCGGGAACGGTTACTTCTGAAAGATTTTTGTATATAGGCAAGCCCGAAACAAAACTGACTTGCGACAAAAGCGTAATACAAATCGCAGACCGTAAATATATTGTTAGGAGATACGATATTTACCGTGTGGGCAGGTACGGAGTATATGCATATGGCGTACTTGCACCGTGCGGTGAGGTATTGGAGGATGAGTATGAATCAGATAACTACACAACTTGACAGAATTATTGCAAGGCTTAAGCAAAACGAAAAACTTGCAAAGGTAAAGTTTATCAGAGAGCACGGAAACCACGGTGCAGAGATAAATTTAACAAGTTTTCTTGCGGTAGTTGCGGTTACGGATACCGTACTTTCAAAAAAGTATGTGGGTGATTATCTTTCCGCATCTGTAAAGGGCGAGCAATTTTTGGCAAAAGTGCAGATCTTTGTTTATGCTCCTGCCGATGAAAACGGCAACGGACTTTCTGAAATAACCTGCGAGATTATGCAGGGATTGAAAAAGGCGGATACCGAAAAAATAATTTCGGAACTGTCGGTATCCGCAATCGATTTTGATACAGATATAAATGCTATTTTCAGAAAAGTTGAGTTTACTATGGAATTTTTTGTTTGCGAGGAGGTTTAAAGGTTGAGGGAATTTTTAAAGGGAGAGGATATTACCGTGCTTAAAAACGGCAATATCCTTGGAGGAATAATAAGTGTTGAAACGCATAAAAACAGCACGGTTTATGGGGTGAAACAGTATATGAGCGACAGTGTGAGCTGTGCACATACAAAGGACGAATACACTGTTACCATAGAAATGAATGTGCCGAGCAGAGAGGGCTTTTTAAAGGAAAGCAGAATGGACAGCATTGAACTGAAAACTGCCGACGGCAGTGAAACCTACAGAAATTGCACGGTGAAAAGTGCATGGTGCAGACACAAATCCGCCGATTTTTCAATACTGAAAATGGTGCTCGGCTGCGAGAAAAGAGAGGTTACATAATGAATTACAAAGAAAATGATTTTGCCAAAAACGAGGGACAGGCTGAAAAAATCAGCGAGGAACTTGAAAGAGAGAGCAGACGATACAGTCACGGATTTTCGGAGGAAGAAGAGGCAAGAGAAAGATGACGCTTGTTCCTATGAGATTTAAAAACTATGAATGGAGATATAATCCGGAAGAGATAAGTTTTGAGTGTGAAAAAAACATACAGGAGCTTAACTCACCGAAAAACACGGCATATATTCAGAACCTCGGCAGAAAAAACAGGCTTATAAAAGGAAAGGGTCAGCTTTGCGGAGCGGATTGCCACGAGCAGTTTGCAAATTTGTGGAAAGTTTTTGAGGAGGGCGGAGTAGGTGTGCTTGCTTTGCCGTTTATAAAACCGGTGTATGCGGTGTTTGAAAAACTTACGGTAATCGGCGAGCCTGTACCCGATATGCTTACATACAGCTTTGTTTTCAGAGAAGTTATGGAGAAAGAGAAGAAAACGGCGGTAAATACATACATCACAAAAGCAGGCGAATGTTTGTGGGATATTTCTTACGCTTTCAATGCTCGGATTGAAACGCTGTTAAAACTCAATCCGTGGGTTAAGCGGGCGGACGAGCTTATGCAAAAAGGAAAGGTGATAAAGCTGTGCTGAAATTTAAGATGACAACGCATAGCGGAATGCTTTTACTGCCGTCACCCGTTACCGTGGTGTATAACAGTGAGTTTTCTGTGCCTGCCGATGATGTAACCGTTGAATTTCCGTATATCAAAGGATGCGAGGACGGCGATTTTCTTTACGGCTTTGACGGCGAAAACTTAGTGTTTAAGGGGCAGATTGACGAAATTATCACCAAAAGCAGCGGTGAGAAAATTACCGTAAAAATTACGGCGAGGAGTATGGCGAGTGTTTTGCTTGACAACGAGGCAGAACCTTGCATTTACTTTAATGCGTCATCATCCGTGATTTTTGAACGGCATTTACAGCCGTTTGGCTTTAACGGTTACATCGGCGACAACAATCCTTATTTCGGTTATATAAAAATCAGTAAGGGCATGAGCCAATGGCAGGTGCTTGAAAATTATTGCGTAAATAAATACGGAAAAAAGCCGAGAATTACAGGCGACGGCAGAGTTATATTAAACGGCGGTATCAACGGTGAAGTGCTTTGCTTCGGCAACAATGAAAGTTACAGGTATATTTCGGCGGAAAGCAGAATAAAGCGTTACAAGGTGATTTCCGATGTCAGATTAAAGGTGAAGCAGGGCAACAGATACGGCAGTGTAATAAAAAACAGCCTTGCGGATACAAGGCTTGTGCGCAGAAGATATGTTGACGCATTGACAGGCGGTGGTTCTGTGGGAACAGCCGACAGAATTATAAGCACCAGCAACGGTAATGCTTTTGAAATTGAACTTGTATGTCCGTATATGCTTATGTGCGAGGTCGGCAACAAAGCAACGATTAACGATGAGGTTATCGGTTCTTATGACGGACTTTATGTGCACAAGATAAGATACACTGCCGACAGCAAGAGCGAAAAAACAGTTATTACACTGAAAAAGGAGATTTGATATGTGGATTGCAGAGAATTTAAGTAAAAATTCAATTAATAAACCTACAGCGGAGAGCGGTAATGTTGTGATGAGTGAAATCGGCAACAATGCGATCATCGCCTCGGGCGAACATATAGGACTTGATTTTGTTACACCGTACGGAATCGTGTCTATTCCTCCCGTAAAGGAAAAAGCCGTTGTACTTCCGCTTGCCGACAAGGAGGTTTGCGTGGGCGTTATTTCGGAGGTTTCTTCCGTTCAGCCGGGTGAAATTCTGCTTAAGTCAAAGGGCGGTGCAGAAGTATATCTGAAAAATGACGGCTCGGTATATATAAACGGTGTAAAGGTTGGTGACTGATACGGATACGCTGATTAAAAATAAAGATATTGCGGTTGACAGCGGCGGCAGGTATATTCATATTTCGGGTGACGATGAAATTTTACAGCAGGCATTTTTTAAAATCAGCGCAAAATTTGCTGGCTTTGTGTATAACCGTGAACTCGGATGTGAACTAAACAAGGTGGATTTTGATGATGAGAATTTTCAAGAAAAAGTTAATCTTATAATGTCGCAGGCACTGGCGGATTTTCCGACAGTTACTGCGAAAGTTTTGGCTTTGAGAAAACCGAAATTCAGTATCAGACTGATTTGCAACGAAAGCGTAAGAGAGGAGATTATTAATACAGATGATTACCTATGATGAAATTTACAACAGAATGAAATCGGAGTTTTCGGCAAAAAGCAAATATGATTTTGACGAAGCGAGTGATGCGGCAATAAGAATGAGAGTGCTTGCAGGCGAAATTTTTAACGCAATGACAAATATTGAGTGGCTGAAAAATCAGATGTTTGTTGCTACCGCAAGCGGCGAGTATCTTGATTATTTTGCATCTCAAAGAGGACTTGAGCGTAAACAGGCGCAGAAAGCACAGGGTGAACTTACATTCTTTATCAATGAACCTGTTGAAAACAGCATTTTTATTCCTAAAGGAAGTATGGTCGCCACGGCAGATACCGAGCCGCTAAGATATGTTACTGTTGAAGATGCGGAGATTGCGGCGGGAAATACACTTGTCAGCGTTTCGGCAGAGGCGGACAAGGCGGGTAAGATTTCAAATATTCCCATTAATACAGCAAAAATCATTGTATCCGCACCTGCGGAAATCAATTACGCATATAACAGAGAACCGTTTGAGGACGGTTGTGACGAAGAAACCGACGATGAATTAAGGAAAAGAATTAAGGCAAGTTTTCTTGTGCCGTCAAACGGAACAAACAAAGCATATTACGAAAAACTTGCGCTAAGTGTACCCGGAATTACTAAAGCGGGAGTTATAGCAAAGGGCAGAGGTACGGGCACGGTAGATGTATATGTAAGCAACGGAGAAAATTCGCCGTCATCGGCGGCAGTGGCACAAGCACAGGTGCTTATCGCCAAAAACAGAGAACTGAATGTTGATGTTAAAGTTATTTCGGCACAATTGAGAAAAATTAATTTGTCTGTCGCAGTGTATGCTAAAGACGGATATATCAGAAATGATATAGTGAACATTTGTACACAGGTGTTTAAAGATTACTTAAATGAAATTGAGATCGGCGGTACTATGTATGTGGCGGAGCTTGGAAAAAGGCTGATGAACAGCGGCTGTATTTGTTCATATAAATTTCCGACGAATTTTGTTGATGTGAATGCGACGGCGGCACAGGTATTTTCGGTCGGCACTGTAAAAATTGAGGTGAAATGATGGACAGTTATACTTCAATGGTTAAAAAACTTACGGATACCAAACTTTATTCGGTTAGAACAGGCGGCAGAACTTATGCGGAGTTAAAAGCCTTTGCCGCAGGGCTTGATCTGCTTTTTAACGAGCTTGGCGAAATGCTCAAAGAATATTTCATTGATACGGCGCAAAGTTACGGACTTACTGAACGGGAAAGATTTACAGGCGCAGTGAGAGATGATTTGAGTATTGAGAAAAGGCGGGAACTTTTAAAGATAAGAGAGCAGACAAACGAGGAGTTTTGTACTCCCGAGGGTTTTAATAAGATTTTGGAGGGATACGGACTCGGTAATTTTAAAATCACCGAAAATCCGTCCCAAAATGCTTTGAACATAAAAATTTCCGATTCCTTGAGCGAATTAAATAAAGTATGGGTAAATAAGATGATTGAAAAAGACTTCCCTGCTCATCTTGAGATTACGGTTGAATTTGCAAGTTGATTTCATTATTAAAAACAATAAATTATGGTTTAGCGGAACAAATCAGAAAAGCAATTATAAATGTTTGGCAAATCAATTTGCTAAACCGTAATTTATCCCAACTTTTGATAAATAATCACATAAAAAATACCGACCTCCGATTGTTAGCTTCTTAGTCTAACTTTTGGAGGTCGGGTCATATTCTGCAGAAGTGTTAATTTAATCCTCATTTAATTTTCTGACCTTTTCCATGTGGCGGAAATGTTTATAGCGGTAAAGTACATTTTCTGCCCATTCTCGGTCAATTTTTATAAAGCCTTTAAGTTTTTTGTCTTTATAAGCAAATTTGTCAATGATTCCCTTTGACTTGCCGTATATTTCAAGTCGTGCGGTTTGTACATACGGTTCTTTGTCTTTGCCTGTAAAATATGTAAAGCCCATTGTGTTGGTTTCTCTGTCATACATTGACAGGTATCCCTCGTTTACTTCAATGTTTCCGAGCTTTTTCGATACCGTCTGGCTAATTGCGAGTTTTGTCAATTCTACAGCCATATCGTCAAGTCCCGATTCAAAAATAAACAGCTTTTCCTTGAATGCATTGAATGTTGGCACAATTCGCTTGTTGATGTTGCGCAGATTGCTGTATTTGTTTTCAAGCTCATTGTCGCAAAGCTGAAAACGGTCAATTTTAGGTATAAGGTAAACCATAAAACGGTTTTTCATATCGTTATATAAAAGCGGATAGTTAAGTTTAGCGGTGTAGCCGCAGGACGGACATCTGAAATCAAACAACTCTCCGTCAAGCACTCTTTTTCTTATAGTTTTATCTCGTGCAGGATTTATGCTTGTGTGGATTTCCGCTTTGCTAAGTTCTCCACAACCCGGACACACTATTGCTTTTATTACCTTGTCCGACATATTTCAACACCTCTTTCTAAAATATTATATCAAACAAGTACATTTTTAACAAGCAAATTCAAAAAAAATATTGATTTTATCTTTAATATCTGTCATAATAATAGTGTTATAAAAACGAACCCGCATTTATGCGTTAAAGGAGATATTGCTATGACTTTTTTTGATACTGTTAAAGGTACAGTCAACACTGCGGCAGATACTATTTCTAATGTTACTCAGAATATTGTTGAGAAAAACCGTACAAATGCAAAACTTAACCGTCTTCGTCTTATTATGAAATGTGAAAGTGAGCTTATGAACAGAGCATATATTGCTTTGGGTAAGTCTTTCTATGAGAATACAAAGAAAGGCGAGAGCGTTTCTGAAGAACAGCAGAAAAAGCTTTTTGAAGTAATTGAAAATTCCAAAGCTAAGATTGCCAAGGCAAGAGAGTGTTACCGTCAGATTGTTGACAGTTCAAACGATATTTTTTACGGTACACCCGAAACACAGCCGAAACCTGAATTTAAAAACGAAGAGGTTGTTGACATTACAGTTGCTTGCTCAAATGAAAACGAGTACAAAAGTTCTCCTTTCGAGGCACAGCCGGAGAAAAAGGAAGAGCCTGCAAAAGAAGTTCAGAACGAACCCGTAAAAGAAGAAGTTAAAACAGAAAAGAAAGAGTCTGTTGATAGGGAGATGGAGGCTTTAAAGGCTTATGTAAATAGGATCTCACAGAGAGATGCTAAAAACGAAAGTCTTGACGCCGACACCGAAACCGATGACAAAGAGTTATTTTGATTTTAACTAAAAAATAAATTCTTATCCGCTGTTCTTTGTGAATGGCGGATTTTTTTTGACGTGAATTTAGGCGGTTATTTATCAAAAGTTGGGGTAAATTATGGTTAACTAAACTTTTATAATTCTTATGCCAAAATTCACCTTAATTTCACACGGTCAATATAATATAATCATATACAGAGGCTATGATATTTACACAGTCAGAAAAAAGTATAGTATCATACGAAACGCCGATTTTTGTATCATTTTTGCATCTAAAAAAATTGTTGTTCTTTTTGGCTTGACAAAATCGCGGTATAGATATATAGTTATATGTATTAATGAGTGTAATACAAAGTGCGTATATAGAAGCTGATTTGTATAGAAAGGGAGCAACTTTTTAATGAAAAAGTTTGTGTTGATATTTGTTACTGCGGTTGCGGTGGCTGGTGTTTCTGTTTTTGCCGCATATAATTTACCGGAAAACACCGATGCATCTAAATACGAAAACACGCATACTATGGCGTCAACTGTTATTAACAAAAAGCCTGCAGAGTTTACTACATCGCCGAATGTTGATATGACGGGATTTGAACTTACCAAAAATTCGCCGTCAAAGTTGAACTTAAAATGCGTTGATGAGTATCAGGAAGAGTGCTTTCCAAACAATGCTTACCACCCAAAGGTGCTTGATTTAGGTAAAGACGGTTGGAACGGATACAGATACTGGGTGTCATACACTCCGTATCCGCAAGGCAATGATGAATACGAAAATCCGCATATTGTTGCATCGAACGATTTAATTAACTATTCCGAAATTAAATTTTCGCAACCTGTTCTCTCAAATTATAAAAATGGCAGATGCTTTAATTCGGACAGTGAGATTGTTTATAACAATGACTTGAATCGTCTTGAGATAATATGGAGATACACAGACTATGATATTGATTATGCCTCTCTTTTAATGAGTTATTCATATGACGGCAATACATGGAGCAAACCGGAAACTTTTTTTGAAACCTATGACAGAAAAAAAGAAGATATGGTAAGTCCCGGTATTGTATATGATAGCGGTACATACAGAGTGTGGTATGTAAATGCTTATAAAGTAAAGTATCGTGAACTCAAGGACGGAAAATGGTCAAAAATAAGAATGTGTAAACTGCCTTATGAAAACGATGCATTTACATGGCATATAGATTTAATTAAGAATAATGATAAGTACGAAATTCTGACTTGTGCAACCGTAGATAAGCAAGATAGAAAACATATGAATCTTTACTATGCAAAGTCAGATGACGGATTGAAATTCGGCACTGCCAAAAAGGTTCTTGAGCCTACCGGTAACGATTTTGACTGGGACGGCAACGGACTTTACAGGTCGACATTTATGTATTCGGACGGAATGTATTATGTCCTTTACGGCGGAAGAAATGACGCCAAAAATTTTGGTGTGGGACTTTTATTCGGCAAAGATATGTATAATCTTTACGGTACAAACTGCGATTATATAAATGACGGAGTAAACAGCGCCGGGAAGTTTTGGAGCTTTATAGATCAGTATAAAGATTTTTCAAGTGAATCGGAGATAAGCGAGGAAGGCTTTAAAGTTGACGGTTGACTTAGTAATGCTGATTTAGTTTAGAAAGGGTACATATGAAGAGAATACTTGCATTTTTGCTTGTGGCAGTTATGACTGCATCGGTTTTTGCAGGCTGTGCAAATACAGGAAATGCTGTTTCAAACGGTGTGAGTGAAAGCACAACATCAACATCAGAAACAAAGCCGCAGATACCATCAGCCGCTTTAAGCAAACAAACTAATTTAAAAAGTAAAAATACAGAAACTGACTCAAAAAAGAAATTTAAACAGGATTTTAATTTTTCTTCAAATTCAATAAGCAAACTTAATTTGATAAATTCCGACAGTACAATTGAAAGTTACTATCCGAACAATGCATATCATCCAAAGCTGATTGATATGGGTAAGGAATGGAACGGTTACAGATTTTGGCTGTCTTACACACCTTATCCAAGTGGTAATGACTACTACGAAAATCCGCAGATTGTCGGAACAAACGATCTTATAAATTATTCGGAGGTAAAATTTACAGAGCCGCCGCTTGCAAATTATAAAAAATCCGTACGCTATAATTCGGACAGTCATCTTGTATATAACAAAGAACTTGACCGCCTTGAGCTGTTTTGGAGATATACGGATTACGATACAGACTATATGGCATTGTATATGAGATATTCGTATGACGGTGATAATTGGAGCGACAAACTTGTCTATTTTGAAACCTACGAAAAAGAAAAGTATGATATGGTGAGTCCTGCCATAATCCGTGACGACGGTGCATATAAAGTATGGTATGTGTGTCATTATCAACTCTATTACAGAGAATTGAGAAACGGTGTATGGTCGCAGCCTCAACCGACAGACTTAACTTTTGAAGACGGTGCATATGTATGGCACCCTGATGTAATAAAAACAAACCGTGGATATGAATTGTTAGCCTGCGCTACAACCAATAAAAAAGACAGAAAGCATATGAATCTGTATTTTTCAGCATCGGAGGACGGGTTCAATTGGGAAACAGCAATGAAAGTAGCTTCTCCGTCAGATGATTATACAGCGTGGGACGGCGGCGGACTTTACAGACCGTCATTCATATATGCGAATAATCACTATATAGTTATGTACAGTGCAAGAAACGATTACAACGACTTCGGTATCGGACTCCTTGTCGGCAGGAATATGTTTAACCTGCATGGTACCGATTTGGATTATATATATAATGGTCAGGCAGATGCCTCACACTTGTGGGATTATCTGAACAACGATTTATAAACCGTGCAATGCGACTTACGCACGGAAATGTTTGGAGGTGACAAAATGAATACTGAAAAGCGTGCTGTAGTGCTTGCTTGTGTAACACTGCAGTTTGATTGCGACCGAATTATTAAGATTGCAAAGCAGATTGCAGACGATACGGACTGCGACTTAAGAGTATTGTCTGTGCTTGAGCCTACGCACGATTACACCGAGGCAGCTTGGCAGATTGAATACCTTAATATGGTATCAAAACAGTTTGGTGCGGATATGACAGTGCTTTTTGATAAGAACGCAGATCGTGCAGCGGCTGAATTTGCCAAGAAAAATAATGTCGTAAGAATTGTAACGGGACTTCACGATGGCGGTAAAGAAAGCTTCCTTGTAGGCTTTAACATAATTTTGCCTGAAATGCCGCTTACAATGGTTGCAAAAGATAATATGGTTTATTCTATGGATGTATGTAAGGTATGTTCATAAGAATTTAAAATTATTTAATATGTTAATGTGATTTAAAAGTTTGCAAATTCTTTTTCTTTCTTAATATACTCTCCCTAAAAAGGCTGACTTCGGCAATTGATACCGAGTCAGCCTTTTATAATTATTTTGCTAAACTATAAATTATTTAGATTACCTTATAATTCAGCTGTGTTAAAATTCTATATTGTTTTCCAAAGTTGAATTAGCGTTAAAAAACATTATATAATAAATCGGAATATAAGTTATTTTGCCTTTTGTCTGAACTTTTCTTTCATTTGATACTACAAAGGCTTTTTTTATGTGGTAGTCTTCATTTTGTACAAATGTATTAAGAGCACTGTGAACTGTGTAATCTTTGCCCGATTTAACCTCAATAGGTACTGCCGAAAGGCTGTTATAGTCATCTATCAAATAATCAACTTCGCCCTTACTGCGGTTGTCATAGTAAAATAATTTATATCCGTGCGCAGTCAATTCGCTTGCCACTACAGTTTCATATACCGAGCCAAGATTTATACTGCTTTTATTATCCAAAATTGCTCTGATATTATTACCGTACAAAATACTTGTCAAAATACCCACATCATTAAGATATAGTTTCAGCAGATTTTTTCCTGTGGATTCAATTAACGGAAAAACAGGATTGGAAATTGCCTGTACATTAAGTGCTATGCCGGCACTTATAAGATATTCAAATTCATCGCTGTAATCTGTAAAAGTTTTGCCTTTTTTATTTTCAATGTTTTTTGCTATTACTCGTTTCTTTTTATTTTCCATATTAGAAGGAATAAGATCATAAATTCTGCGTATTTTAAGCTTTTTTTCTTCATCATATTTTGATGCGTCTGCTGCATAATAATCGTGTGTTTCGTTTTGGATATTTCGCACGGACTGAATATTTTTTTCATTAAGATATGAGTTGACTGCATCAGGAAGACCGCCTATAAGCAGATATTTTTGAAAATAATCCATCATTTTATTGTGCATATTTTCATCAAGTGATTGTAATTCTTTGAATTTATTTTGCACTGCGGAGATTACAAATTCATTCATTCCGTTAGCATACAAAAATTCTTCAAAATCAAGCGGATACATTCGTACTTTACGAATACTTCCTATAGGAATTGATGTTGTTTGCGACAATGTTACACCCAAAAGCGAGCCGCTTGCTATATATGTGAACTTATTATCTTGAGATAAAAACTTAAGCAGTGTAAGTAAATGCGGATATGCCTGAATTTCATCTATAAATATTAATGTGTCGGATTTAGCTTTCATTTTATTGCCTGCAATCATACTTACTTGCAAATAAAAATCTTCAATAGTTTTTGTATTGGCAAAAAGACGGTCGCCTATGGAATCTTCAACCATATTTATTTCAATAAAATTTTCAAATAATCTTTGACCTACATAACGAATAATATATGTTTTTCCGACCTGCCTTGCGCCGTCAATCAAAAGAATTTTCTGAGTGTCAGATTTTAAATGTTCTTCAATCAATTTTTCGATTTTTCTGTAGAGCATATCATTTCCTCCGTTCTGACTTTTCAAGTAAATTTTATCACAAATAATCTGACTTTTCAATAATATGATGTCGAATAAATTATGACTTTTCAAAGTTTGTGGGTGTGGGCAAAGCCCGCAAGACTTTAAAAAGCCTTGTTCTGATTTTTAATTATTTAAGCAATGCAAAAAGGGCTGTCCCAAAACGGGACAGCCCAAAATATTACGCTATATAATATCAGTACAAAAATGACTGAATTACATCTCAGCAATAGCAGCCTGTGCAGATAGGTAAAAATATGGGGGTTTTTAATGAAATGAGCATTGTCCTCATTCTTTTCCCTA